GAGTATCGACCTTCAGGACCAGTATTACGAGATGTTATTGTTACTATACCACAAAAAATATTCGTGCTTTCTTCATTTTTTCCAAAAAGAATATCTCTATTACCGTCAGAAATAGCACCTGAAAAGTTGTACTTGATATCATCTAAGGTCGCAGCACCTCCTTGCGGAGGATTCCACAAATCTGTAAGATAATAAAGCCCGAAATAAGTCTGTTCTATATCCGTACTTGTACCGAGGTGGTAAGGAGTTATCATATGACATGTAATTATATTACCACTTGCAAAACTGTAAGGGCCTACCCCAATTACTGGCAGAGGCACAACAGCCGAGTTAAACCCGTAGTAACTGAAGATAGTAGTTAAAACATAACTCTCTTTACTGTAAGTCTTGGCGTCCGCGCCGGCGGACGCCCTGTGCAAATCCATATTCTCCGCCAGCCCATCGACAGATGTCATAATAGTATTTGGAGGAACTTTCATTAATACTTTACATTCTTCTTTATCTGTTGAATAAATTGTAATGTAATCTACTAATACTGAATTAAAATGAACCCTGTTTAGTTCACGATTATCAGGCCATGTATATAGTCTAATTGNNCTGAACGCTGTTATTTTTACGATTATCAGGATACGTAAATAGTCTAATTGGGTGCCACGTTTCACCGTCGTCAATAGATCTGAATACAAATTGTCTATATTTATGCTCTTCAGGCCTAGGCCCGCTGCCATCCTCTAAATCAGAATGTTGTATGCCCTGCTGACCTATAGCCGTCCATACACCAGTGTCATTTGTATGAAGTTGTGAAACATATGGCATGAAGTATTTAAAATTCGGGTCGGTCGCGCTGAAACGCTGCGCGGGTGCCTGACCGTCCCTGTGCGGCTCATAAACTCCTAAATCATATTTATTAAGATCGCCGACTGCCGCCGTCGGTCGTGTGTGTGGTGGGTCCAATTCGGTGGATGTGTTATTTGCTGCTAATGTTGAACCATAGTAGAATTTAACGTGTTTCCACGTTTCACCGTTGTCGTAGCTTCTTATGATTAAACCTGATGTATCTAAACCTAACATCGTGTTATATCTAGTTCCACATGACAAAAGAGTTTTCTGTATTCCATCTTCATTTATAGTTAAAATTGAAGACACTTCTCGTTCGGAATCATAATCTTCTTCTATTATGTGGTGGGCATCATGTATCGCGTCAAATTTTAAGTCGGTAACAGTATACATCAGCTCGCCAGTGACATTTTTAAATACATGAGAGTTATCTATATTAAGTTCATTATATTTTTTACCCGAAACAATAAATCCAGACCCAGGTATATAATTTAACGTATTTACTGTTACATAATGTATGTAAAGATATTGTTCAGCGTCAGGAATCTCGTCGTCCACTGCAACGAGTTCGGTTTCGCCAATGCCTTTTAAAGCAAGTTCTTGTACAGTGACGTTACTATCTGCAATAGTGCCGTTACTATTTGCAATGATTAGATCTACATCGGTTAAATAAAGACCAGAACTTTTTCCTATAAAATCTCCATGAAGATAACCCCCGTATATCAAAGAACCAGATGTAAATGAACTGAGGGTTTTGAAATCCACGTCATGAATAACATCATTAACTTCAACAAATTGTGAAATGTTCATATAGTGCCACCCACTGTATTCGTTTGGATTTGGCGTCCCAAAATATCTCCAGGCAACATTATCGACACCTTTACCCACAGCAACTTGAAAGGTAAGATTTGAAGTTTTAAAGGTTTTAATTTTATTAACGGTTCTCATATCTAAAGTAAGACTCTCTACGGGCGGCACTTCGCGAGCGGTTAAATCTAATTTCATATATTTAAGTTCATCCCCTGCTGCAGTAAAAGATGTTGTGAGATCATCCCGTGATAATTCTTGAAGAGGATATGCAACTGATTGTGCCGTGTCAACAAACTCAAAATCTAATATCTCAGAATCCATTTCAAAATTCAAATAGATATCTCCTAGCATATCACTGTTTTCATTTGGCGTGAAAATTTTATATCTTTCAGAATTTATACCCTCTGTTTTACCCGCACATGTCATCTCGGAAATGTTGTGTCCATGTAATATTTGTTTAGTCGAGTCATTTTTCGTTATGAAAATTGAATGTATTTCTTCATCCTCGTTTATTTTATTAGTAACAGCTAGACCTTGTGTCCCACTTGCGTTATAAGCGGCATGAGTAGCATTAGCGCCCCTTCCCATGTCATTAATTAATATAGATAAAATATAATTATTTATATTAATTAACACATTATTTCATTATTTCATTATTTCATTATTTCATTATTTCATTATTTAGTTTATCAGTTTAGTACATTGCAAGCGAAGCCGCGCCACCCTTGAATAGAGCAGTGGTCTCACCGACACAAGTGATGTTAATGTACGGGGAAGCAGTACTAGATGGCTGCTGCGTAAACGTTAGAGATAGACGAATACTGTCGAAACGATTGAACGGAACTGATGACCCCGAATACGCCGAACTTGAAAGAGGGAATACAAGGATACCGATGCCGTCGAGACTCTCAATTTGTTTGTTTTCGATGTTACGATTAACGTATAGACCAAGCGATGAAGCTGCCGCATAATCTAGCATCTGCGCGGGTAGAACACCGGAAAATGAAGACGAGTTCAACTTGAGCTCAGCGGTCTTAATGTAGGTGTCCACACCAAGATTGCCCGAGATAATGAGGTGCGAAGCATATAGCGAGAAGTGATCGAGGTCAATGGTCTTCTGGGAAACGGAAGCAATGTCAGTTATTAAAGCGTTCTGGGTCATCTTAAGACGCTTTGGAAGACCTAATGGCATTGCCTTCATCTGCTCGCGTTCCTCGTTACACATTATCAAGTGTTTAGCGTAAAGTTTAATAGACTTTAGTGAAATTGGAGCGGGGCCGAAAGATTTCACGCTAGCCGTTGGTGTCGCAGCGGCGGCGGTATTCGCCACTGTGAGTGTAATAGATGAAAGGTATGGAGAATCATTGACATTTAAAATTATAGGATCACCATCGCTTATAGATAAAGCATTACCACTATCATCTTCAGTAGGGACAGTAACGCTTACATTGTCAGTCGGGGCAAGGTAAACCTTGATCTTAATAGACTGATGGGGCGCCGCCGCAAGAGGATAACCACTCTCCGAAACGCTTGTGAAAGTCTCTAGCTGGGGAGCAAGAGTCTTAGTTAGGGCTGGAATAATGAATGTAACGTCAACATCGTCTCCAGGACCAAAGCCACTGGCGTTCTCGGTAGAGGTTGCCTCATCGTATGTGCCGTCGCCCCAATTCGGTGCGTTTGTGGTATCGTATAGGGAATCAGCGTTAGATGGACGACCTCTTCTCGAAACAGAGTCGTAAGCAGCCTCCGACATCTCGGTATTGTATACTACACGTACGTCATCTTTCTCAAGAGTTTGCCAGATCTGAGTACCAACCTGATATTCAATGCGTTCGATGATATTTGTTAACGCACCCAACTTGAACTGAAACTTTGGACGGTTACCACTGGCGTCTACGGAGCCCATATCTAAATTGGCACCCCAATTGGGGTAGTCTGTATTAAAATTGTTCTCAATGGTTACTTTCATATTAAGGTATAATTCACCGAGGCAGTCGATGTCGTTGTTAATAGTGAAAATCTTAGAACCGCCAAAGTCAACGTTTCCATTATTACCACTGGCTGGAACCTCTAGAATAGTAGAACCGTGAAGTAACTGACGAGTAGTATCGTTCTTGTTCCAGAAGACCGACATTACATCGCCTTCCTGATCCTCAACCTTGTTAGTAACGGCGAGACCCTGGGTACCACTTCCGTTATAAGCAGCATGAGCGGCTACAGCTCCAGACATATTGTATTTATTTAAATATATAAAAGAAAATAATTTTAAATTTAATACGTAATAAAATTAAAATTAGTTCTTTTTAATACAATATATTTACATATTAATTATTTAGTACATAGCAAGCGAAGCAGCTCCACCCTTGTAAAGAGCAGTGGTCTCACCTACACATGTTACATTGAATGCGCCCGCGTTCGCCGCGCTATTCGAATGGCGAATCTTTAGACGAATATTGTCGAAGCGGTTAAGAGGTACCGACGAACCCGAGTAAGCACGGGAAGCTAGTGGGAATACGATAGTATCATATGTATCGACGTCTACCCCGTTTACAATGTAGTTATTATTATACAAATTCATCGAAGAGGAAATAATCTCAAGAAGAGAGATTGGAAGCTCGCCCGAGAAAGAGCTCGAGTTAAGAAGGAGTTCTACACTAGCGATCTTATTGTACAATGTCTTTGGGAAAGTAATTAGTAGATGCGAAGCATAAAGCGAAAAGTGATCAATGTCTACAACTTGAACAGGCCCTTTGGTGTCGACATTCGCCGAGGCATTCTGTGTAGTCTTGATACGCTTAGGAATGCCCATGGGCATTGCCTTCATCTGCTCACGTTCTTCATTGCACATAACAATATTCTTAGCGTATAGACGTACATTGGGTTTCAAGGCCGTGTCGGCTAATTGGTTGTCCGCGTCGCCGAGATCGGCGGCAGTAGGCTGACCGGTTATGAAAACCTTGATTTTAACCTGCTGATTTGGGGCGGCGGCCATTAGGTAACCACCTTCGGCCTTTTCGCTATAGTGCTGTAGCTCTGGGGCAATGCTCTTTGTGAACATCTTGAGTGGAATGTAAGCAATCCTATCCAAGTACTGTTGAGCGCCGGTCGAGGACACCACCGCGTCAGAAAATTTTGAGATAGAAGTATCATAATCAGTATGGAGATTAGTACCATCCCCTAAAAATCTGCCAGAAACCTGATGACAAAATTCGTTGTATACACCTTCGGACATTTCAGTCGCAGCAAGAGCCATAATGTCCTGATTTTCAAGAGTTTGCCAGATCTGAGTACCTACCTGAAATTCAACGCGTTGAATGAAACTAGCGATAATTTGAGGGGGGAATTTGAATCTTTTTGCGCCGCCGGTGGTGACATCAGAACCGTCAAGAGCAATTTCAAGATACATATCTCCAAGGCAATCGATGTCATTATTGATGTCAAAAATCTGCGTGCTGTTCCAGTTCGATACGTTACCCGAACCACCACTGGCTGGAACCTCTAGAATAGTAGAACCGTGAAGTAACTGGCGAGTAGTATCGTTCTTGTTCCAGAAGACCGACATTACGTCGCCTTCCTGATCCT